GGTCTAGTTCGTTGGCTTGTTTTCGAAACTGCTCTGCTAATTTCGAACCCGATACTGATATATCACCTTCTCTATAATCGGTTTCTCGGGAGAACTTAGCCGCCAACCCTCGCAGAACAAGGGCGGCGGCCAGTCTCGTATCGGAGTATTGAGCGGCAGCGTAAGCAATTTCTTCGTTTTGTACTAGTTGCCTAGTCGTATCGGTACAACCCGACAGGTAACGAATTTCGTCGTTAGTCGAACTAGTAGGATCTCCCGAATACGACCAAGTCATAATTACTCCTCTTTGTTTTTACGAGGTCTCCCACGACGGCGTTTCTTACGCTTCTCCGGTTGTCGCACTTCTTCTTTTGCCTCAGGTTTTGACTCTACCTTATGTGCAAAATTATTAGGCATCAAACGAATAAAGCCCGTACGCTCTAACCTATCGACAATATCCACTTCCCAAAAGTCGGCTTCTGGGACGGGTTCGCCGATAGGCAGGCGTATGTTTTCGCCGTCGCGTTGAACCACTATTTCTTTACGTGTTACCCACATAATTACTACAGGACGTTATTGAAAAACACGCCGAGGTCAGAAGCTACAAGCTTCTGATCGAAGTACATTTCACCTTCGACCCTATCGGAAGACAAGTGCTCCATTCGGAACTTCTTCATCCTCTGCCCTTGCGCGCCTGCGCCAAGATAGCCGGTCCAGTTGAACACGTAACCTGCGGAAGGAAGCAGGATACTCGGTCTAGGAGCGGAGTAGCACAGGAATGCATCATCTGTGAAAAGGTCCGCCATAACAGCAGTAGCACCTTCGTTAGCTGTGTTGTTCACAGCGTCAGCCACGAGCACGCGCCCGCCGCCGTTAGGGAACAACACAGACGCCAAGAGATCCATAGTGACGATCTTGTCTCTGGTGTACGCGATACGGTCCAAAAAGTCGGATGCGTCCTGAAGAGCTGTCCAAACGTCAGAAGCAAGCACTAAAGTGTTAGGCCAAAAGCCCGTCTTGGTATGCATAGCTTTCATTTGAACACGCATATCTTTAATAGGAGTTCCTGCGGCCACGTTCCACTTGGTTCCCGGAACGATATCTGCTCCTGTGCTAGAACCGGTCCATACATTAGTGGTGAAGTACTTAGCAGCCCACAGTTTTTCTCTTTTGAGAACCAAGTCTCTCATTACGAATTCTGTGGCGTCTCTATCTGCGTCCAGGGGGGTATCGGTGTTAGCCCTTACTTCGTCATCTACGTCCTTGTGAAGAGCGTATCTCTTGCAAGAGTAGCTATCCGATTCGATATTATACCCAGACCCTGCGGACTCGGAAGCCGGCGCACGCTCTTGGGTGTCAGTGCGAAACCATTGATCCTTTGGATACTTGAAATAGTAATCACTCTTCTTTCGCACGGGGACCATGGGAAAAACCTTATCCGCGACGAATCCACCCATGTCCTGGAGATAAGCCACGGAGATGTTAGTTAGAGGTGCATTAATATGCACATCACCTGCGGTCGGTTGAGGCATAGCTCATCTCCTTTCTATAGTTTGCTCTTAGTATCTAGAGATACCGCGATAAGTTCGCCGCTAGCACTTGCGGCTTCCAATGCTCTGCCACTGATATACGAGTTAGACGCAGTACCCGTAAGCACCTCGACAGACAACCCGAGGGGCGTCAACGCGTTGCCGGATTTAAAATCAAGCTCGGAGGTTACGCCAGTAGTGGGGCTAGAAATAACAGGCGTACCACTAGTGATATCCACGGTAGCCGTTGAGTCTGCTTCGATAACAGTCTTAACTTCGGCTGCGGTAACTGCGTTAATATCCGCAGCGTCGCCGGTGCCGGCTACAGGAGCCGCAAAGGTAAGGCCGGAAGTCCCCGCGGCGGCGGCGATGGCAAAGCCCGAGCCCGCGCCGTCGGTAGAGATTTTAACCTGACCACCTACGTCCTCAGCGAAACCGCCGAGAAGCTGATCGTTGATCCCTTCGGCAACTAGAAGAGCGGTAGTAGTGGTTTTGTTAAAAGTAATAGTCTGTACTACTCCGTCATACTCTCCACCTGTGATGGTGATAGTAAACGCCAAGGTGTCTTGATCAGCAACCGGATAAGACGTAGTATCTGTGATACTGGCCTGTGCCGCATCCCAAGTACAAGTTGCGTTACCTACATTATCGACATCCACAACGATAGTATCCGCGGGATTCAGGTTATAAGTAGGCGCGCTACAAGTCTTAGACGCTGCAGTGGCAGAACTAGCGGCTGTGACTGCGAGTCCCGAAGCGTTACTCATCACAGACGCGCCTTTAGCGACAGCTGCGCCGGCTTTTACCTTAGACACACCAGCGGAAGCCACAGCGGCGGCTTCGCCTGAAGCGCTAGGTTTGTTTTGCAGTACCCCGTCACATAGGGCTCCGTTACTCGAATTGAGTGCTACGCCCCCGGAACCGATAGTAACAAATTTGTACTGATCGGAACTAAGATCGCCAGAAGCGGTCTGGCCGGGAATAATGGTTTGTGCTCCTTCATAAGCCATAATTTTACCTCCTTATTTCCCTGCCTGCGCGGGGTGCTCGTCCAAATACGCATCATAGAGGCTAGGATCCTCGTTAAGCGCCTTGGCGATGGCTTGCTCTTTAGTCAAAGGCTTCTCGGATTTCTCAACGTATTTAGCCGCGGCTTTTGTAAGTTTATCCATAGCCGAACCGGTATTAACTTCGCCGCGTCCGCCTAGCTCGTTAAACATTACGCTCTTCTTGATAGCCGCCGCCGAGTCTTTCATGATCGCAAACTGGGCCTCTGCCATGTCTTTGTCTTTGTCGGCAAGGCTTTTAAACATGGCGCCTAGTTCTTCTGAGGACTTACCGGGGATACCCGACAATTCTTCTTTGGCCTTTGTTACCCAAGACTCAAGTTCTCTGAGGTCTTGTGCTTCTTTGAGCGCCTTAGCTACTGCTTCGTGCTTCTCTTTCATGGCGGCCATCTCTTCGTCATGCGCCTTTGTGATTTCGTCAAATTGCTTCTTGACTTCCTCGGGCATACCTTCGAGAGATTTCTTCATTTTCATCTCCTCTTCTTCGTCCTCTTCTTCTTCGTCAAGAGGCATAGCTTTCTTCTCCTCTCCTTTCGCTTTATTCACGGGCTCTTCATATCCCGCGATGCCTGCGATAGTGGAAAGAGATTCAGTGGTTAGTTTGTCCTTAAAGGATTCCGCAAGTCGAAGCATCCCCTTTAGTACAGGGACGGCGTCGGCGTCTAGCTCTGCTTTTTCTACAAACTCGGCTAGTTTCGCTTCGCCTTCAACCTCGGTATCCAGAACAGCTTTAATGATTTCTTCGTTCATATTGCTCTCCTGTTTAACTATAGGGAAGCGCTTCTTTTTATTGGCTCCCTTGTCAACTATAGACACTTCGTTAACTTCGAAGTTTTTTAATTCTGTCAATTGTTTAGTCATCCAATTTCTCTTTTGCAAATGGGGCAAGAACAATATAATCGGGCCATGGTCTCATTTAAAACGGTATTTATAGACCAATAGGTGGTATAGAATTGCATCGAGTCACAATAGTCATCTACTGAACAATCGTTAAAAACCATAACACATTTGCTTTTATCAATTTCTACGGTTGCTCTTCTTGTGCCTACTTCGAAGTGTGCCACTATGCCGTCCGAATAAGATTCAGATGTCGGGGTGATTTCATTTGCCTCCAACCAATCCAAAAACACACAAAGTATTTCTTCTCTTGTCATAACTTTGTTTTTCATTTGCGCCGCTATTCCTATACAATCCAACATTAATCGTCGTCTACTGACAAAGAGTCGCAGGTAGTCCACGTGATTGTCGGGTTTGGATCTGCTGTAGAATCTGTGTTTAGATATCCGTTTAAAACATCTGGAGAAACCTGCCAAATAGCTTTTTCTATGTTCTCTCCCATATTCGATTTCTCAACTAGCTCCACAAACGTCACTTTGGGCATCTCCGCTTTATTAAGAGGTCTCCGTACGCCGAAACCGCCCGGGCTAAACGCTGTTACTTTTCCGGATTTGAAAAGCTCCCACTCTTTTTCGCCTAGCTCGACGCCCATGATCCAGCTACCAGAATGCACAAAATCGTCACCGAATTTGCGGCGACTTACTTTGTGTTCTTCTCCGTTCAACGCTTTTAGGTAATCTTCTCGACTTGGGTATTGCTCAACCCAGCTCTCTACTACTTTGGCGTCTGCTTTTTTGACGTGCTGTAGACCAATAACACGCGAGGATTGTAAGTAGTTATGAGCCATCTTTTCCACTTCATCCGGCGGCATCCAATCGTTATGCGCGTCGGCTTGTGCTCCATTAGCACCATACGGGTCAACAACAACACCGTAAACAATGCGCTTCATAGGCGCTTCTTTTGATATTTTGGATGTTAGTTCTTCGCCTGTGGAATCGGCTTTATACTCGACAATCGGCTTATTACTCGCCTGTCTGTCATTATAATAACACTTTTTATCATATTTGTCTAGTAAATTCGACCATATAGCGTTTAATTTACGATCTACTTCCCCGGAGTCTCCATATTTGCGCACAGCTTCGGGGTGAGGCAGACTATGATCCGCCCTTATGCCTAGGTTCTTCTTTGACGCTTTGCCGAGGGCGATCACTAGACAGGGGTTAATGTCTTCTAGTTCGTCTACGTCTTTCGTAATATGTACGTCTTCTCGGTCTATTCCTAAAGGGTCTAGATACAGTTCTTTAAATATGTCCCCCGTCGCTCCTATGAGTGCTTCATTGCGGGCTTTCTCTACAGGAGACAACTCAGACACCACGAAGGAGATTAACGCTTTGGATACGCTCTTCTCTTCGTCGCAACGCTTAGACTCTAGTTCTATCTTTCTCTGTTTTGCTCTATTAGCCTTTGCCTTGCCTCCCGATTTTGCCCTGGCTGCTTTGACTAAGCTAGCATGTAGCCATTTAGGCAGGTACTCTTTGGACATAGCTAACATTTCTTCCAGGAATTCTCTCGAATGGGTTGTCATCGTTGTAATCTCCTTATTCGCTCAGGACTATTGACTCTAAAACTTGGTGTAGTAACAGGGAGAACGATTGCACAAAGCGCTCGTTTTCGTCTAACTCGGTCTCCCCTAATTCGAATAATATGCAATGGACGATTTCATGCCATAGCGCTTGTTCTTGCACCTTGTCAGGGTAGCCTTCAGATATCTTAATCAGTAATTCATCGCTCTTACAGATGCCTGTGTATTCGCCTAAAGCGTCTTGAGTAAGCGCAACAGTGAACTCCTTAGCACCTATTTTAAAAGACTTAATCATTTACTTTCCTTACGCCGTAAGGTCTCAGAACATCTACAGTTGTGGCTAAAGACATTGTGTGCTATATAGTAATTAGACACAGTTTGGAGGTTATAGACATGGGTAGAAGAGAAATGGACGTCTATGCTAAGGATATTATCTTCGATTACACTACCGGCAAGCTTAGCGAGAATAAAGTTGCCAAAAAGTGGGGAACTAGCAGGAGTGTAATCAGGCGTATCCTCAAAGAACACGTTATACATATCAGGAGCCAGAGTGAAGCAGAGATCCTTAAACATTCGCTTATGACGCTGGAACAGCGTAAGAAACAGACGGCTGCGGCTAACGCTGCGGCTTTGGGAAGAAAGGCCACAGTCGAAGAAAAGATTAAGAGGGCCAAGACCAATCAAAGAACTCTCGTGTGTGCTACTGTGGAGGAGCTCCAGTTCATGGATATGCTTATCCAGCGAGGAATTGAATGTATCCCACAACAAGCCATTGGTTTTTATAATTGCGACATCGGAGCCTGTCCCGTCGCCGTGGAAATCCTCGGGGGTCATTGGCACTGGCACGGAAGACGAAGAGTCAAACTTATCAAAAAGATTAGATATTGTATCGACAACGGGTGGCATATCCTTATGGTTATGGTCGATAAGGTTAAGGGATTTGTCTTGGGACCCGATGTTGCTGATTACGTGGCTTCCTATATTAAGCTCATGAGCCGGGAGCCACCCGGCTTTTGTGAGTATCGGATGATTAGGGGTGCAGACAATACGATTGTCTTGGGAAGTAGTAATGACGATGAGATCTCCATCGTACCGTCTTTTCGTCGCCGCAAGAATACCCGTAGCGGAAACTAGGGTATCACCTATGAAACAACTAGGATGAACCTCAGGCCCTGGACCGCTTACAGGGCCTACGGCAGAATCATACATACCATTAACCGGCGCGGTCTCTCCGTTCAAAGGAAGACAGATTTCACAAGGGCGATTAGGGTTGTCAGATTCGGGGGCTGATATCCAAACACGTTCAACTTCTGGAAGGCTTCCACTGTCTACCGCCAGTTGCCAAGCCTGCCTTCTCCCAGCTGCGTTAGCGGCTACGGTCTCCGTACGAGCTATTCTTTCAGCGCGTTTTTTTAACAGCTGTGTGCGGTATTTATCCGTTAGCCTGCCTACCTCTTCATCTTTGAAGCCTTGTTCAATAAGTAGTTTCTCGCGATTGATAACAGCCCGTGCTTCCCTCCCAGTCAACCCTATGTTTTTTTGTATTAGCTTATATGCCTCTTCGGTTCTAAGGCCTAGCTCGTAGCCTTCGGATAAAGCCTCTTGGATTACCTTCCGCTGTTGTACGGTAAGGTCTTCGATGAGAGACAAAGACCTCTCGTTCATCCACTTAATCGAGTAGGAATTAATAGGCACCATGGGCACAGTGAACTCTGGTAAATAATCCTCGTCTTTTTCTTCCGCTTTGTGTATCTCGAATGTTATCTTGGTGCCGAACTTTTTGTTTAGGTCTCGCATAGTCGTCTTACCCGTGTCGTCTATCACGGCGGAATATGCGGTCTTTATCTTTTCTACGAATTGTTCGTCGCCGAAGTCTTCGCCGAATATAACGTTTGATACGGCGGTTATGCTCTTACTATCGTAGGCTTTACGAAAGCCTCTTGGCATCCGTTCCCCAAGAAAACCACGAACGGCAGCAAGAAAAATACGAGAGAAAACGCCTTGGTACCTAAAGGCTATTTTGTAAGTGTCCCGAGCCGGCTTCTGTTTAGGCGTCTGATCCTGCCACTTAGGCTTTCTTGCCTTCATTAGCCGACGGACCTTATATTGCTTGGTGAATGACAATTACACCTCGTAATAGCGCAAATTGAGGGATACACGGTTTGCGTTAGTCAGAGACGTGTAGGTAATTAAATAGGTCGTAGAGTTTTTTAGCAACCACTCTTGTTCTCTAGACACACTTCCGCCGTCGGTTCCTGCCGGGTTTGTGGCATCGGTGCCCATTACATGACCGTCTATGACATTACCTTGGGCCGAAGAAGTCGGGTCTTTTTTAATTACGAGGTTCGATGTGTTACTGGAATTTCGATCGCTATTATACGCGGTTAACGCCGTGCCTTCTGCTGAGACTGTGGGGCCTTCCGATAGCTCGATAGTTCCGTTTTTGGAGCTAGCACACTCGAAGGTGAGATGGAACTGGCCCGTAGCCGGCACCGAGATGAACCATTTTTTAGGGGTACCAGATGCAACTGTAGCCGCCTCGTGGACCACATAGTGATCCCCTTCGTGGATCTTGTGATGCTCGATAGGTATCGTTATCAGATAACCATAGGTATCGTCGCTAGTTGTTTTAGTATCAAACTCGGTTACTTTTCCGCCCTTGTCTTTTAGTACTGCGCTACTCATATCCTACTCCTCTATTGCGTAGATGATTGTATAAATTTCGAACAACGCCTCAATTAAAGCGTCTGTGTCTTCCGGCAGCATAGGCACGTCTTTCTCGTATTCTATTATGTCGTCTATTACTTCTTTGACACCGTCTATCTTGGCGTTACGAGAGATAGCCTGGTTTATCATATCGTTGATATATAATGTCTGTCTTTGGGTCATTATTCTTTGTCACTACCGCCGTTGATACTACGGATAGGTCCTTTTTTCTTTTGTGGTTTCGCCTCGCCTTCGTCTAACGACGGTTGCGGCAGCCCTGCGAATTCCAGCAACTTACGATCTAAGGAATCGTCTTCGGGC